ATCCTGAAAAAATTAAAGAAATACAAAAAAAATATTATTCAAATAATACTGAAAAAATTAAAGAAATACAAAAAAAATATTATTCAAATAATACTGAAAAAATTAAAGAAATACAAAAAAAATATTATTCAAATAATACTGAAAAAATTAAAGAAATCAGAAAAAATTATCGTTTAAACAATCCTGAAAAAGTTAAAGAAAATGATAAAAAATGGCATTTAAACAATCCTGAAAAACTTAAAGAAACCAAAAAAAATTATACTAATGAATTAGGAAAAGGTTATTTAAACAGTCAATTAAGATCTAAAGGATTTAAAAAAGAACAAATCACACCAGAATTACTAGAAGTACAAAAAATAATAATTAAAACAAAAAGATTATGCAAAACATCACAGAATTAAGAGAAAGTTTATTAGACAACTACGAACAAATGAAGTCTAAAAAAATGGAGTTAAGACATGGAAAAGAATTAGCTAATACAGCTGGTAAAGTTTTGAACTCATTGAAAATTGAATTAGAGTATAATGCTTTAATTGGAAATAAGAACAAAATTGAATTTCTTGAAGTTAAAAACAAAAAAGATGAGTAAGCTACCACCACCAACAAAAGACAACAAAGGTAATTCTATCGGAAATACAGATTTAAAGGAAGTAATCACAAAAGCCAAAGAAAACCTCCCATTAGCAAAAGAAGTCGAGCAAAACAAAATAAAAGCAGGGTTTAAATGGGTAACCAATGGCAAAACTTCAAAACTTGTACACCCAGACAAAATAAAAGACCATTTAAAAGATGGTTATCACTTAACAAAAAAAAATTTATAAAAAATGAGTACAAAATCTAACAAACAAAAAGTAAAGACATTTATTGATGAGGATAAAATGTCAATTCAGGAAGTAAATTTCGATTCAGAAGATCAAAACGGATGGTTAAATATTATCCATGATGGAAACGAATTGAATCTAACTTTAGAGAACTGGAACAAATTAAATGAATTGGTGCAAAAAACTGTAAAATCTTAAATAATGGAAAATCAAGAAACAAAACCACAAAATCCACAAGCATTTCCTTCATGGGATATGACTTTCACAGAAGACCCTAACTTAAACTTATTTTCTGTAGGAACAAGTCAAGGAATGACTTTAAGAGATTACTTCGCTAATTCAGCAATGCAAGGAATAACATCTCATTTACAAAACTCTGATATTATTGGTCCTGTTATAAAATCAATAGCTTCTGATTCTTATAAAATAGCAGACGCAATGCTCAAACAACGTGAACTATGAAAACATATTTTTTAACATTGCTTTTAACTTCTTGTTTAATGGCATTCGGTCAAGACACAACCTACACAATCAAAACAATTAATAAAGACCGTCAAATTGTAGGTTATTTGAAAATAAACGTTTTAAACAACAAAATTATATCAACTGAACGTATTTGTTGTTATTCTGAAATTGAACAACGAGGATTAAGAAAAAAGGCAAAAGCAAAAGTTTATCTTAATGAAGTTCCAAACGATAAACTAAAAGAAGGTGAGTATTTGAAAAATAGAGTTATGAAAGATATACATAAAGTTGCAATAATTGGTAATGGGTCTATTAGAACTTGTTTAGCCAAAAAGATTAAAGATTTAGACAAAGAAATGGCAGTTGTTCAGAATGAAAATATTTTAGAACAAGGAAACAATATTTATCAATTTAAGAATTATCATTTTTTAGATTCAAGAAATCCAAGTAAAAATCAATTAAGAAAATGCGAAAAAGGTTTACACGAATTTCAAGAAACACAATTTACAACTACTGAAAATTCAATAGTAAAAAAACAATGGTTTTGCAAACATTGCGGAGTTTCTATGCATAATAGATAATTTAACTTACACAACTAAACACTAACCAAAATGGAAGTAATAATCAACGTACCATCAAAGCTAAATAACTTCACACAGGAAAGTGAAAAAGCTAGGATATTAGCATCACAATACAAAAGTTATTTTAGTAAGCCTAAACTAACAAAAAATGAGTTGTTAAATGCAAATAGAATACTCAAAGAATACATCAAAGAAACAAAGTATAAAATCAATAATTAAAGCCTAACAAAATGGAAAAAACACTTTATATTATCCAGCACTTAAACAATAAAAAGTACTACAACGCAAAAGAGGAGTATTGGACTTCTGAATTGTTTTTGAGTAGTTATTCAACAACAAAAGCAAAAGCCTATGATTTAATCGCACATAGTCAGTTAAAAGAATGTGAGGTTGTAGAAGTACTTCAAAGCGAATGGATAGAATCAATGAGAATGATGCACACTCAAACAGTAATCAAAGCAGAAAGTTTACAAAAGCAATTAGAAAGCATTAGATGTTGTTTGCCTACAATTACACAAGTAGATAAACATTTGAGAAACTCGATTTTGAACACAATCAAAAAGCTAAAACCAATAAACCCGTATTTCAAAGATTATTTAAAAGTTCAAGAAGATGCTGCTTTTGATATTTTAGCCGAATATGATGAGTTTATTTTGGAACTATCAAAGGTTAAAATTGAAAAAGTTTCAATCATGACTCAAATATTGAGAGCTTCAGAATTGAATGAGTCCAAAATGACTGAATTAGCTGAACAAATACTAAACGAAAATATTTATCATGGCATTTAAAATTAATTACATAGAATCAGTAAGACATAATGCAAAATCATGCGTTTGTGGATCAAAAAATTTAGTTTACAAATTTGATGTAAATTACAAGGGTGGAAAATACGAAAGTATATCGAAAATAGTATGCAATGACTGCGAGAAGTCAATAGAGAGCGAATCAGTAACCAATGTTCCTACAATTGAAAGCGAATTAAAAGCTTTTGAGGCTTGGAATGAATTAATAGTGAAGTCATGAGTAAATTAAAATCAATGGTTGATTATGTGTTAAACGAAAAATTAAACGATACAATAGACAAAGACTTATATGACATTCATAAGGATTACGCAAAATTCATAACACAACATTCAGAGAAATGGATGTTTGTTCCTTGTGATGAAGATGGTAATGTTTTGGAAGAGCCGATAAGCGATTACGAACCTATTAACTTTTGGAACGAAGGAATTATAGACGAAAAACACAATATATTATACGGGGAATATGAAGAAGCAAAAGCAAAAGTTTTGTTTAAAGGGAACTTCAGTGTAATAGATAGAAAAACTTATAAAATAGTAAAGTTAGATAATAAAACTATTTGGATAAGTTGGAATAAATCAAAAACAATAGAGGATTTAATTCCTTACAATTTAGAAGTAACAGAATCAATAGCTAAAAAATATAACTTATGAAACAATACAAAGCAAAAAAACAAGAAGAAAAGGAGCTATCTAAAAAGCTATTTAAAAGATTTATAATAGTTATGATAGTTTGGGGAGTTTTATTTGGAATATCAATTTTAATAAGTAGGTAAGATGAAAAACATACTAAAACTATTCTTTGCACAAAAAGCCTTATATCATGCTAAAAAGGCACTTGAATACAAAAACATAAAGGAATACGGATTATCATTATACGGAATAGGATATAAAAACAGCATGGAGTACGCAATAATCGAACTAAAAGAAAAATGGCATATATTGATGCATGATATATTCGATAGCCTTATATAAGCCTACCAAATGAAATGCTATCACACATACGACCATAAGACTAAACAAAATAATTTTGTTTCATTTTTTTTAATATATTTGTATCCAAATCCGCCAAGATTGAAAGTTTAACTAACACCCTCTTTTGAGTTTACTTGGCGGTACTCACTAGAGGGTTGTTATTTTTATGAGATATATTTATATTACTACAAACGTTGTAAATGGAAAGTCCTACATTGGACAAAGAAAAGTACCTAAAGCAAAAACGGCTTTAACAGATGGTTATTTAGGCTCTGGCACGTATTTACTCAAAGACATTAAAAAATACGGTAAAAGCTGTTTTTTTAAGGTAATTTTACATGAATGCATTACACAAAAAGAAGCAGACTTTTTAGAAATTCAAGAAATAACCAAAAGAGACGCAACAAACGACAAAAAAAGGTATTACAACATAAGTAAAGGCGGTCAATATTCGAGGTCAGAAGAACACTCTGAAATTACATCTGAATACATGAAAAAGTTTTATTCTAGTAAAAAAGGTAAAATAGCCATGAAAAAGGCTTTAACAACAAAAAGGGAAAATTTAATTACTTCATTAGGGGGGAAATTGCAATACGACTTGTATATTAATTCTAAAGAAAATAAGAGTCGATTTAAGCAAATAAATAGAAGAATTAAATCACACACTACAAAACTATATAAAGAGTATAGTAAAACACCTGCTGGATTAAAAAAGATAAACAATATAATAAATGCTAAAAACCTTTGGACCAACAAAAGAGAGCATCTTATAACAAAGTTTAAAGAGGCACATGTGAAGAGAAAAAATAGCGATGCAGATTATTTTAAAAACGATACAATTAGGTTATTTGCGTTAGCTAAACTAAAAGCGAGTAACAATTATATCGGAATATATCTAATAGAAAACGGAATGGATAATATAACAGATATACAGAAGAACATTAATAAGATGCACACAGTAAAATATAAATTGTTTAGTGAGTTTTTTATAGAGCAATTGAATTTAGTTGTTTTAAGCTCAAATAAAAAGGTCGGAGGTATAATAACACCACCCAAGGCATTAGAGTTGATTAATAAGCACAGAATACAGCGAGGACTATGTGCCATGAGTATGTAGTTGGGTCCTGCGGGGTATATGCCAC